GTCTCCGGCGCTTCTGGCCGATTCGCTGCGGCGTCATTGACCTGGAGCGTCTCGCCCTCGCGCGTGAACAGCTCTTCGCCGAATCCTGTGCCGCGGTGCTTGCCGGCGGCCACTGGTGGGAGATGCCCGGACAGACCGCCGATATCCAAGCCGATCGCCAGTTTCAGGACGAGTGGACGAACGTCATCCTGCGGTGGGCCAAACTCCAACCTAGCGATGACGGCATCTCCGTCGCCGATGCCCTCCTCTCAGCCCTAAAAATCCCCCCCGACCGACACGACAAGAGCCTCCAAATGCGCGTCTCGAGCATTTTCCGGAAACAGGGGTGGGAACGGAAAAAGGTCCGCATCGGCACCGAAACGCGCTGGTTGTGGCTGAATAACCACGATGATACAGCGAAAGCGTCAATATTTTGACACTTGTGGTGGGAACAGTGGGAACGGTGGGAACGAAAAATGCTCGAATTTGTGCCCACTGTTCCCACGTTCCCACTGTTCTTAGTAGATCACTACATACATACGATAGCCCACGTATGTTTAGAAAGTGGGGTGGGAACTGGGAACGTGGGAACAGAGAAAAACTCTCGGCGGATGGAATCTTCTACTCGCAGCGGATGAAAGGGAGGGTCAGCATGCAGACCGAGAACCGCGTGACGGTCGTGTTGTACGTGCTCGCGCTCGCCGCGTTCGTGGCGGCCGGCGTGCTCATCTCGAGCCTGGCGCATGCGGCGCCGCTCGAGCCTGTGCGCTTCGGCGTGAGCGATGGCACGACGCTTCGGGACGGGCTCACGACGTGGCTGCTGCACGACGCTAGGCACCCTGAGCGGTGCGCGCTCGTGATGGACCATGCCGGCGCGCTGACCTCTCAGCCGTGGCCGTGTTCGTGAGAGAATGACGCCACATGATGACCGATGCCGAAATCGCGCAACTACAAGCCGACAACCAATTGTTACGAACAGCCGGCGCGTCGGCAAAGGTCGCAGCCATTAACGCCAACGACCACACATCGCTGTATGTCTTCGCGGTCTTAACACTGTCGCTGGTGGCGATTGGGGCGATCGTGGGGATCTTCATCACGCGGCCGGACAAGGACAACATGGGGCTGATTCTGACCGTGCTCGGGTTCCTCGTGCCGCTCGTGACGGGATTCCTTGGGGCCGCCCTACGAGAGGTGCATCTCGCGGTAAATGGACGGTTGACGCAACTACTCGCGCTCACCGAGAAAGCCTCGAGAGCTGAGGGACAACTGCACGAGCAGTCGAGATCGGCGGCTGCGAAAACAAACGGAGGTTGACGGATGGATCTCTTCCTCTTGATTGCGATGCTGGCGTTGCTCGGGTTCCTGATCTGGCTGCTGACGACCTACGTCCCGATGCCGCCGATGTGGGCGCGCGCGCTCCAGGTGCTCGCGTTGGTGCTCGTGGTGCTCTACGTGTTCACGCGCGTGATTCATCTGCCGAACGTGCTGAGATGAGCGACGAATCAGACGAAGTGCTCTCATGGGACCAGCTCGGCATCACGAAGCCGAAGGAAGGCCCGCTCAGTAAGCGCATCGTGCGAGAAGCGGTGCGCGTGGCCATCATGCCGCACATCCGTGCGATTGTGGAGGCGCAAGTGGGCCAGGCATGCGGCATCAAATACCTCGTGAAGCGCGACGAGGACGGGAAGTTCAGCCGCATCGGGCCTGAGGGCATCGGCGACGGCGTCGGTATCGAAGTGTGGGAGAAAGACCCGAGCACAGCGGCCGCGGTGAACCTGCTGCACTACGCGATCGACAAGCCGAAGGAGCAGGAGCAGGAAATCGTGGTGCATGATGGCGACAAGATTCGCGAGCGGCTGAACGCGTGGAAACTGGCGCATCGCGGCGAGTCGGAAGACGCGGTGAAATATGACTCCTGAACTTGAGACGATCGGCGTGTCGAAACCCATCGTGGACTACATGGAGTCGCCACTCATCGACGATGACATCAAGGCGATGTTCAAGGGTCGGCTCTATTTCAGCCATGAAGTGCCGATGATGCAACTCATCAAAGAACTGAAACTGCGTGAGAAGACGCATGACTCGTGAGGCGTGGGCGCTTGAGCGCATCGAGGAAGAATCGCGCGCGGTGGTCGGCTGCGTCCACATCGCGAAGTCGCCGGCCTGTGGGGACGAATGGCGGGACCATATCGTGAATCGTGTCTACGTGCACGCCAGGCTGGCGGCACACTTCGCGCTCATCTTGAAGGAGACTGCATGAAATCGTGGTTCGTCGCACTCGCGCTGCTCGTCGGCTCGTCGGCTCAGGCGCAGTCGCTCATCATCACGGATGCGCGTGTGGAGATTTGGTATTCCGAGGCACCTGCTACGTTCAGTGCCTCGAACGTCGGATGGGATCTGCCCATCACACTGAACGCGGGGCAAGACCTCGTGCTGACGCAGAATACCGGCACATATTCGTTCGACACGAGCGATGCGGGTTGCCAGTTCTCGGCGAACATCGCGGCGTGCAACCCGGGATGGGCGCTGATTCGGCTGACCGTGAACGGATTCGAGCACGTGTTCTGGGATTTGAATCGCGTGTTGACGCTGAACGGCCACGACCCGCTGGACCCGGCGAATGAGGCGCAGGAATACAGTCCGGTCTATCAGGCGCGCGACTTCGATGTGTATGTCGGCTACGCGGACAACATCCACACCGATCCGTGCGGGTCGTATCCGAACAGTGTGGGCCTGTTCGGCGCGGTGGCGTGCCTGCCGATGCCGTTCGAGCACATCTTCGACTCCGACAGGCCCACGTATTTCCAAGGGCAGGGCGTGCCGCTCCAAGCCGGGCTGACGCAGACGCAGCCGCACCACTGCGTCTACCAGAATCGTTTCCATCAGTGCTATGACGCTGGCGTGATTCGCATCGTGGCCCATAGCGACCTCGCGCCGCTGACGCCACGCGTTGTCACGAAGTAGTAGCGTGCGATATGGACGCGATTTCTAATCCCTCGAAACTGCGGCGCCTGTCTGAGCGCGTTGGCGCGCCGGTCATCGCCGCGTATGCGCGGTGGTTCGAGCCGCAAACCACGATCTTGGTGTTCACGGATGCGAAAACCGCATGGGTTGTGCCGAGAGAGGGGTCGGTTGAGCGCTACGAGCGGGACGTTGAGTGGATTCCAGGTCGGGGAGTTCGGGTGAGATGAGCGCTCAGGCGCGATCACTCGATGAAGACCTCGCCGAGGTGTGCGCGGCTCTCGCGCTCGACCCGCTCGCCTGGGTGCAGTGGGCGTATCCGTGGCCGATCAACGGCGAGCCTGGCCCGGATGCGTGGCAGTGCCGATTTCTCGATGAACTCGGGCAGCGGTTGCGCGCGAATAAATTCGATGGCATCGTGCCCGTGCCCCCGGTGCGGATGGGGGCGAGCACGGGCCACGGCGTTGGGAAGACCGCCCTTGTCGGCATGATCGTGAATTTCCTGATGTCGACGCGGCCGGACATGCGCGGGACCATCACGGCGAACACGAACGACCAACTCGAGAAGAAAACGTGGGCGGGTATCCGTGAGTGGACGGAGCGGTGCATCACACGGCACTGGTTCGAGATCAACTCGCAGATCATGTATCGGCTTGGGGAGCGCGCGACGTGGTTCTGCGCGCCGGCCTCGTGCGCGGCTGAGAACTCCGAGGCGTTCGCCGGTCAGCACACGAAGTCTTCGACGTCGCTCTACGTGTTCGACGAAGCCAGCGCGATACCTGACAAAATCTGGGAGGTTGCGGAAGGTGGCTTAACGGACGGCGAGCCGATGATCTTCGCGTTTGGGAATCCGACGCGGAACACGGGGACGTTCTATTCGATTGCGTTCGGAGACCGGCGAGACCGATGGGCGATCACGTGTCTCGACTCGAGGGAAACGAAGTTTGCGAACAAGACGACGATTGCGGAATGGGAGCAGGATTATGGCGAAGACAGTGATTTCTTCCGTGTGCGCGTTCGAGGACTTCCTCCAAACGCAGACGAGCTGCAATTTATCGATGCGCTCCGAGTGGCTCAGGCTCAACGCGGCAGTGTCCAGCCTGTCGCCGGAGACCCACTCATTGCTGGAGTCGATGTGTCGGGTGGCGGCAAAGCGTGGTCTGTCTGCCGGTTTCGTCGTGGCACTGATGCGAGAAGTGTGCCTCCAATACGACTCACCGGAGAGCAGACCGTGGCCCATGACCGGCAACTCCTGATTGCGAAACTCGCCGATGCGATGACCACGCATCAAGTCGACGCGATGTTCGTCGACGCGGCGTTCGGGGCAGTGATTGTCTCTCGGCTGAGGCAGATGGGCTTCACGCAGGTGCATGAAGTGAACTTCGGCGGGCCGCCGAGTGATATGCTCTGCGCGAACATGCGCGCGTTCATGTGGAAATCGATGAAGGAATGGCTCCCGCGCGGGTGCATCGACATGAAAGACCAGCGGCTCGCGACAGACCTCACGGCGCCTGGCTTCCACCTGAACACGAAGAACCAACTCGTGCTCGAGTCGAAAGAATCGATGCAGAAGCGGAACGTCGCGAGCCCGGATGACGGCGACGCGCTCGCGCTGACGTTCGCGATGCCCGTGCGGCCGAAACAGACCGTCAGTCCTCCGGCACGGCCAGCCGTTCGTCATTCTCAGCAAGGATGGATGGGATAAACCATGAGTTTTCCGTATTACGCACAGGTGCAGCGCTCGCACAGCGAACTGATGGCGAGCGGGCAGATTCAGCGCCGGGACAATCAGGAAGCGGTCGAGCACGACAAGGGGCTCCAGACGCGGCGGGCCGGCTACTACGCGAACCAGCTCGACTCGACGATCGGGATTCTCGAGAAGACCAGCGGGAATAACGCGCTCGGGTATTCGGTCGACCTGCTGATTACGCGCGCTGGCGTGTTCTGGGACGTGGCGACCGACAGCAACGGGCTGGCGATGCCAGTCGATGGCGAGACGCGCGGGCCGGATGCCGAGTTGGCGCTGAAGTGGCGGCAGCCCACGGCGGAACTCGCTGGCCTGACCGATATCCCGGTGCCAGTGCCGCCGGGCGAGGTGATTCCCTACGACGAGGCGAAATCGGTGGAATTCGGGATGGCGTGCAACGAGGTGTATACCGAGAGCGGCGCGCCGATCGATCCGGGAATGATCTCGGTGCAATCGCAGCGGTGCGCGTATGATTATTACGTGATGGGCGAACCATGGGATGCCTGTCTCGAGAAGCACGTCAACGAACTCCGGGCGATCTACGGGTTGCCGCCGGTATGACTGAGATTCGCGGGAACGCGAAATACGCCGATGACCAAATCTCGATGAAGTGGGGCGAGATCGAGACGATGTGGGAACGAATGCGCGGTCGTGGCTGGCGCGAAGACCAGCGCGAGCGATTCCTTGAGGATGTGCGTCGCTGTCTAGCTCAGGGCTTACCACTGGAGTATTTCGACGAGCACCTGAGCGAATCGCAGCGCCGTTGCACGAATTGGTACCTGGCCAGCGAGTCGACTTGACGTATCCGCTATGAGTAGTGATAGACTCTCGCCGGAGGCCAGCCATGACCACTGCTGAACGTGAAGCGATCTATCGGGAAGCCTTGGCGCAGATGCGCGCAGAACGAGCGGCTGAGCGCGCGAAAGCGGCGTGATGGTCGACATCGAGGAATCGGCCCTTGACACAGCCGGTGATGGGCTGTATCGCGTCTGCCGCGATGGTCATCCCGTCGAAGAGACGCATGAGGCAATTTTTGTAGCGACCACTGGCGAGTGGGAGTTCAATCAGCGTGTGTATCTTGTGGCGCGTGTGCGCGATCCAAAGCCTGACGAGTCGTATCCTGACATGACTGTGCGGGCAGATGGGAAAGCGTTGTTTCGGCAGTTCTATCCGGTGGATAAAACGTGATGACCGACGCTGAGCGCGAAGCGATGTACCGCACGGTGTCCATGCCGGACACACCAGCGATGACCGCCTCGCGTCTGCCGGATGTCGTCAACAACGGCTATGCCACGCGCAAAGAGCGCGAAGCCTCCGATGCGCTGATGATGATCATGCGGGCATACGAGCGCAACCGGCCGCTCCTCCTCACGATCGTGGTCGATGGCATCCGCGAGTGGCGCCGCGTGGCGCGTCCGCAGTTCCGTCCGTTCGGTGTGACCGACGAGAAGATCGATGAGATGTTCAGCACGTTCGTCGCGTGGGCTGGCGTGAATCCGGCGATGCAGTTGTTGCAACTGCAAGGCGTGGAGCAGATCGCGAAAACCACGCTATGGGACCGCCGGGAGCGCACGCAGCGCAGCCTGATTGAAGGCTTGCGCGCCGCGAAGAAAGAACTCCGAGCCGAGCAGCGTAAGCGCGGGCACTGATGGCCCGTTCCACACCGTCCCCTGTCGGCACCGACCCGATCATCATCGAGGCGCGCGAGCGCTGGCAGCGCTGCGACGAGGCCGAGCAGGAGCAGCGGAAGCGCATCCTGGCCGCGAAGCAGTTCCGGGCGGGCGACCAATGGGACACAGACATCCGCGCGGCGCGCGAGGGCAAGAATGCGCTCCAAGGGGTCGGCGCGCAGCCACCACGCCCGTGCCTCACCATTGATAGGCTTTCTCAGCCCGTCAGGCAAGTCTCGAATCAGGTCAAGACCGCGAATTTCGCGATCGACGTCTCTCCGAATGGGCATGGGGCCGATGACGACACTGCTGAAATTATCAAAGGTTACCTCCGGCGAATTCAAAATCAAGCGCGTGATGAGTCCCCAATTGAGTGGGCCGCAGACGGTGCAATTGAGGGCGGCCTTGGATGGTTTAGGCTTCGCACCGATTACGTTGACAACGATCCAGGTCCAGATGCCGGTATCGAAGCGTTCGATCAAGAACCACGCCTTGAGCGCATCACGAATTCGCTGAGTGTCTACTGCGATCCGAGTGCCTGCACGCCGACGCGGAAGGATGCGCGGTTCATGTTCGTGACGGAGGACATGCCGCGCGACGAATACGAGCGGCAGTTCGGCGAGGAAGACGCGCGGAGCCTCGACGACTTCGAGAGCACGGGCGATCCGGTCTGTAAAGGGTGGGTCTCGAAGGACAACGTGCGCGTGGCCGAATACTGGCGCGTGACATTCGTCGATGAGAAGTGGATCGCGCTGCCGGACGGCTCGATTGAGCAGGTGAAAGAGTTTCCGAAGGACGGCTTCGACGCCAAGCGTGTGATCCGCCGGCCGAAAGTGGAAGGCTACAAGATCAACGCCGTTCGCATCCTCGAAGAACTGCCGTGGGTGGGCTCGCGAATTCCGCTATTCCCGGTGCTCGGTGAGGAACTGAACGTTGACGGGAAGATCGTGTTGCGCGGGATGATCGGAGAGAGCATGGACGCGCAACGCATGGTGAACTGGACGTATAGCGAGGGGATCTCAATCCTCTCTCTGGCCACGAAGTCCGACATGATCGTTCCGGCTGAAGCCGTGAACGGTTACGAAGATATTTGGCGGACGCGGAACGTCTACAACCATTCCCACCTTCCCTATAACCAATACGATCCATCCGGGCGCGCACTTGAGAAGCCGCATCGCGAGCAGGGCGAACCGGCGAACCTGCAAGCCGCTGTGCAGTTGATGCAGGTCTCCGAAGAAGGCGTGAAGTTTCAGACTGGCGTGTTCGATCCGTCACTCGGAAACACGAACCCGAAAGAGCGCTCAGGCCGGGCGATTCAGGCCCTTCAAGGCCAGTCAGACCTCTCGAATAGCAACTACGGATCCGGTGTGCAGCGCGCGCTCATCGACGTGGGGAACGCGATCGTCGAAATCCTGCCGAAGATCACTCGGAAAGGACAGACGTTGCATATCCTCGGGCTGGATGACAAGCCCGAGAAAGTCATTGCGGGCCAGCACTTCACGACGCAGCAGGGCGAGCCGGTGCCGATTTCGCCAGACGAAGCGGCGCAGATGCAACCCGGCATGGCGCAGTTCTACGACCTGTCGAAAGGGCGCTACGCCGTGACGGTGAAGGTCGGAAAGGCGAACGCGACGAAGCGCGAAGAAGGCGCGGCCGCGCTCGGCGAACTCATCCCGCATCTGCCGCCGGAGATGGCCGCTGTCGCCACGCCGGACTACGTGGAACAACTCGACTTCGAGGGCTCGCATCAGATCGCGGAGAAACTCCGGAACGCGCTGCCACCGCAGCTCCAAGAGCAGCCGGAGGACGATCAGGTGCCGCCGGCGCTGAAGGCGCACATCCAGCAACTCACGGCACAGCTCGAGCAGGCGAAACAGTTGATTGCGACTGACGGCGCGAAAGAGCAGGCCAAGCAGCAAACCGCCGTCCAGAAAGCGCAACTCGACGCGCAGGTTGAGCAGTCGCGGCAGCAGTTCGAGCGCGAGATTCACGCGATGGACAACGCGGCTCGGATTGAAATCGCGCGGATCTCGGCGAAGGCGCAGCACGCGGATACCGTGGCCGGGATGGCTGAAGAAGCCATTGCGCTCGACCACGAAGCGGTGCAGAATCAGCACGACCGGGTGCATGATGTCGTGATGGGGCAGCAAGCGCATGCACAAGCGCTCGCACAGGGGCAGGCTGGCGTGGCCGGCGATGCGGCACTCGCGGAGCAGGGTCATGAGCAAGCACTGGAGCAGGGTGCCGCCGGGCATGCACAGGCGCTTCAGCAGAACGAGCAGGCCGCCGCGTTGGCGCCGGAACCGGCTGGAGAGGGCGAATAATGCAACTTGATCTGGGCGGCATCAAGTTGGATGTATACTTACACGACGTTGAACCGCATGCGCGGATCATTGGCCTGTTGAATCAACTCGTGACCCAAGGAGAGACGATGGCGAAGAAACTCGACGATGTGAACGCGCGACTGGACGACCTGATTGCCTCGGTGACGGGTGTCTCCGGCGACGTGACCGCACTCAAGAAGGAAATCGAAGACCTGAAGAACGCGGCTGTCGGCGCGACTCCGGAGCAGGTCGACGCGCTGTTCACGCGGATCGACGGCATCGCGACGCAGCTCTCCGCGCTCGACGCGGCCACGCCACCTCCGGCGGTGTGATGTCGACATGACGCACGACTATGGATTCGTCGTATTCATAAAGAGGATACGAAAGAAGCCTTGGATAGTCGCTGTTGGAGCTAATAGGGATATGCCAACTACCATCGCAGGCGTCATGCGAGAATACGGCGCCGGAGAACTCCACAGCGGCTCGTCGACCGGGCCGAAGGTGCGGAACCGCAAGCAAGCCGTGGCGATTGCGCTGAGCGAACAGCGGCAGCAGGGCAAGCCGGTGGCACCGAAGGTGAACCATCCGCATCGCAACCTCGGGAAGTTTCTGCACAAGGCGAAATGAGCGAAGCCTTCTAAAACGAAGGCGGAAAGAGAGTTTATGCCACCGACGTTGAGAGAAAAACTTGATGACATCTTTCGCTATCACGCCCCGTCGTCAGATGACACGGTTGCCTACGAAAAACTCCGAGCGTCGGCGAAGGACTTCGCGAAAGCGATCATCGATCTGACGCCGGCTTGCGCCGATCAGACTGCCGCTGTGCGGCTGGTTCGAGAGGCTGTGATGACGGCCAATTCAGCCATTGCGCTCAAGGGGCTCGTGTAAGACGCTATGAGCGAAGACATCAATCCATCGGCGGTCTCGGTTGAGCGCGACGGGCGTATCCTGTCGGGTGGTCCCGGCACGGACGTCGCGGCGCTCGAACGCACGATGGATCGGCATGCGCCAGAGACTTCGGAAGCCACGCCGGAGTCAGGCGCCACGCCCGCGACGGATCGACCTGACTCCTCTCAGCCAGAACCGCGCGGGCGTGCTCGGTTCACGAAACTGACCGGCGAGCGTGACGAAGCGAAGAAAGCCGCCGATGCTGCGACGCAGCGAGCGGCGGACCTCGAAGCGCGACTGGCGGCTATCGAAGCACGTCAGCAACAGGTTCGCGAGACGAAGCCAGAACCGGCACCTGTTCCTCGCCAGCCCGAGCCACAGACTGATGAAGAACGTCTTGAGGCGCGCATTCGCACTGCGGCACGCGAAGAAGCGCGGCGAGAGTTCGAGGAAAAAGAAGCCTCGCGCGCGATGAACGACCGCATGTTCACGATGCGGACCTCGGCGCGTGAAATCTATCCTGATTTCGATACCGTGTTGAAAGATGGGCCAGGGGCCAAGATTCCTCTGGCGGCGGACGACCAGATCGGCGCAGAGCGCGTCAACATGCTCGTGCACTTGGAGGGTGGGCAGCACGCGCTGTATCACATCTCGAAGGATGCGGCACTCGCGCAGCGCTTGTCTCAGATGTCTGACCGTGAGTTCGGGTTCGCAATCGCTCGCCTCCTTCCTGCGGATGCGTCTGTCGTTTCACCGGCCTCGACAGGCATTCCTCGTGCGGTGACGGCTCCTCCTCCCTATCAGCCGGTAGGGTCGGGTAGCAAGACGACGGCGCTTCCGTCCTCCGCACTAGTTTCTAAGGCTGGCTTCGACTTCGACAAGTCAGGCTACCGCGAAAAGCGTGCGGCGGAACGGGGGGTGCGCCGTAGGTAGTCCTGCATGGCGAATACATTTCTCACGAACGACATCGTCACCTACGAGGCCCTCGATGTGCTGGAGAACACCGACGCGGTGCTCATGCACATCAACAGCGAATACTCCAACGACTTCGAGTTCGGCGGCGCGGTGCTCGGGCAAACGCTCAGCATCAGGAAACCCCCAAGATACATCGGCCGTCTCGGTCAGGCGGCACAGATCGAAGCCATCACTGAAACATTCGTCCCGTTGACGCTGTCGTATCAGCGCGGCGTTGATACGCAGGTCAGTTCACAGAATCTCATCCTCGATATCGACGACTACCGCAAGCGGATTCTCGAGCCGCAGATCGTGCGGTTGTCGAATCTCACCGATCAGGACGTCTGCAACCTGGCGCAAGGGTTGAATCAGTTCGTGGGCACGCCCGGCACCACGCCGACGACGCTCACGACCTACCTCAACGCGAAGACGAAGCTCGACAACCTGGCGGCGCCGGCTGACCGGAACCGATTCGTGTTCCTGAATCCGGCGGCGGACAACACGCTCGTCGACAACCTGAAGGGGCTGTTCCAGGCGAGCGCGGAGATCGCCGAGCAATACACGATGGGCTCGATGCGTCGTGCGGCCGGCTTCCGGTGGGAGATGGACCAGAACATCTACGTCCACACCGTTGGGACGCTTGGCGGCACGCCGACTGTCACGACCGTGCCGACCTCCGGCGCGTCCACCATCGTGACCGGCTCATGGACATCGACCACGCTGAACGCGGGCGATGTCGTGTCGTTCGTCTCGACGTCGACGCCGGTCAACTGGGTGAATCCGCAGTCGTACTCGAGCACGGGCCAGACGGCGCAATTCGTCGTGATGGCGACCACGACTGATAGCGGCGGGTCCATCACGATTCCCATCGGACCGGCGATCATCGGTCCAGGTTCGCAGCTCCAGAACGTGACGAATCTGCCGGCAACGTCGACGCCGGTCTTTGTGTTCGACACGGCCGCCGCGTCGTTCTCGACGATCACAGGCAAGGTGTCGCCGCAGAACATGGCGGTTCACAAGGACTTCGGCACGATCGCGATGGTCGACATGCCGCTGCCGGCCGGGACCGATAAGGCGTATCGCGCCGCATCGAAGAAGTCGGGCAAGTCGATTCGGGTCATCCGCGATTACGTCGCGACATCAGATCAGTGGATTCAACGCCTCGATCTTCTGTACGGCACAGCGGTGCTGCGGCAGGAACTCGGTGTGCGGGTGGGAGGGTAACGCGATGGCTTTGACTGCAACCACACTCGCCGGCGCAAAGGCGACGAACGATGTGTTTATCTCGCTTACGTCGGCCACCGGGATTCTGCCGAAGAATCTGGCCCTCGTCGATACCGAATGGATGCGCGTGACGTCGAACCTCCTCACGCCGACCATCGGTGTCGTTCCCGGCTACTCAGGTTCTCCGGCTGGCCCGCATGGCATCCTTGCGCCAGTGATCTACGGGCCGACACAGGATTTCGTGGCGGTCGGGATTTTTCCCGGCTCGATCATGCCAAGCCAGAGCTTCGGCGTGGACGGGGCGATCACTGGGCCGAGCGGCACCGGAGTGCCCACAGCGAATACGGTGATCTACCTCACGAAGGCCACGGCTGGCGCGTATACGCTCGCGGGGCCGGCGAAAGATCAACAGAACACGGTGATCTTCGTGAGCACCACAGCGGCGGCGCATGTCATCACCTACACGGCCGGATTCTTCGGGAACACCACATCGTCTGATACGGCGACGTTCCCAGCGACGATCAACGGCGTGTTCACCATGAAGGCGCAGAACGGCACATGGGCGCCGGTCACGGCGGGCACCATGACGTCGGTGGTGGTGGCGTAATGGGCGCGGGCGGGGCGTTTCTCCCGACCGACGACCAGAGCATCACGGGCAACTGGACGTTTTCCAGTTCTCCGACGATCACCTCGTCGGGCACGCTCGTGGCGACCACGGCGACCCAGACGCTCACGAACAAGACGCTGACCTCTCCGACCGTCACGAGCGAGACATCGGCGAATCCAACGATCACGGGCGATGCCTCGAGTGGGGTTGTCGTGTCCAAGACGGTGGCGTTCGTGGAAAACGCCACGATGACGACCAGCACCGGAACCGTGGTGATTCCGGCCGGGGCAACACTGGTGGATATCGTGGTCACGTCCTCGGTGCTGTGGTCGAAGGCGTCATCGCGGTTCACCTGCGGTGACGCGCAAGCCGCTACGGGGTGGTTCACGTCGACGGATCTCAGCGGCACAGACCTGCTCGTCGGAGAAGCGCTACGGGCGGCCGGCGGGTCGGCCTCGTGGGGCGGCGTGAACGGGGCGTATCTCGTGTCGGCGACGGGCGTGTTCGGGCAGGCGACGGCGACGAAGGCGGGACCGTATTACGTCTCGGCAGGGAGCGTGATTGGCGTCGTGACGGTGACGCCTGGGGCCGGGACGGCTGGTAGGACGTTCATGACCGTGACCTACTCGGTCGGTCAGGTGACGGCGCCGGTTGTGGCGTAATTGAGGCAAGGGCGGCCTGGCTCAAACAGTCAGGCCGCTATTTGAGGAACCTATGGATCTTCTCTCGATGTTCACGCCGGAGCAAATCGAAGCGCTCAAGGTGCAACTGCTCGCGAACAACTCTGGGCGCTCGCCGATCAAGCCGCGCCAACTGCACGATCTGCGGCTCCTGCCGACGAAGGATGACCCTCGGCCGATGTTCATCATGTCGGCCGAATCGCCGCGCGATGCCGGCGACCTCTCGAAGACCTACCCCTATCCGGCGCTGCTGTGGCACCGCGACACTGGCGAGGAAATCACGGTGCATTCCGCGAAGGACCGTGCGACGTATGGCCCGGAATGGAAATCAGTTCCGCCTGTTGATCGCGTGCTCACGCCGATGGAGGACATCAGCGAACTGCTCTCTGGCCTGACGGAGCATGAACGGTCGGTGGTTCTCGAGGCGCAGAACCGGCAGCGGATGGAATCGCTCCAATCGCGACTGGCTGACCTGACGCCAGAACAACTCGCGGCGCTTGTGGCGGGTCTGCCGCAGCCGAAAGCCGTGCCGGGGCAGAAGCGGACGGCCTAGTATGCCGACCGTGCGCGCGATTGCCGCTGATGCGCTGATGGAAATCGGCGCGCTCGGGCAGAATGAAACGATGTCCGCTGCGGATGCCATGCTCGCGCTCACACGGATTCAGGGCATGATCGACGGGTGGGCCGCGGATCGGCTCACGCTGTCCGTACAGTCCGCGCTCTCGATTTCATGGCCGGCGGCGACCAGCACGCGCACGATTGGGCCTGGCGGGGACATCAGCGCACAGCGGCCAGTGTGGATCAACACGATGAACTTCGTCGTGCCTGGGAGTTCGCCGGCCGTTGAAACGCCGATGGCGCAACTCGACGAAGACCAATACGCGCAGTTGACGATCAAGTCGCTGCAATCGGCGCTGCCGCAGCAGTTTTTCTATCAGACGTCGATCGATACCGCGGTCGGCACGCTGTTCATCTGGCCGCAGCCGACGCAGACGATTGAACTCCGGCTCTACGCGCCGCAAGCCGTGGGGGTGCCGGCGACACTCGACAGCATCTTGACCGGGCCGCCGGGATATCAACAGGCGTTCATGTATCAGCTCGCGCTGCGGTTGTGCACGCCGTTCGCGAAGCAGGTGCCGCCGCTCCTGCCGCAGATGGCCGCTGAAGCCTATGCGTTGATGAAGCGCCAGAACGTATCTCCGGGCCTGCTCGGGTGCGATCCGGCGCTGATTCCGCACGGGGCAGGCGGCTACAACATCCTGAGTGATTCGATTTCTGCGCCGAGCGCGCACTGAGGGGCGAGTCATGATTATCGGCACCTGTAGTAAGTGCGGTGGGCCTGTCGATTCTCCGAACATGTCGATGTCGGTTCCTCCAGTTCCGACTTGTTTGCGCTGTGGAGCTACGATGGAAAATCCGTATGGCCCTGTCGTGAAAATGAAGCGACAGCCCAACCTGAATTGCACATGTGGTTCGTCTGCTGGATGTGCAATTCATACGTGGACAAATCCGACATTGCATTGCACGTAGGGACATCATGGCGCAAATCTTCAATCAAGGCTACGCGAAAGCCATCCTCATCACGAAGTCCGATACGGTGAACTTCGATGCCTCCGTGTCCACGGTCGGTCAAGACGTCAAGCCGTGCGATGCGATCTGGGTCGGCGGCGCTGGCATCGTCAAAGCCGTGATGCAGGATGGGTCGACCGCAGAGTTTACTTGTGTTGCTGGCACGCTCCTGCCGATTCGGGCCATTCGCGTGTTCAGTGCCACCACGACAGCCACGCTGATGTATGCGCTCTACGCCAGCCCATGATCATCCACGTCCTCATGACGCAGCCGATGACGGCACGGGACCAGACGATCACGCTATCGTCTGGACCGCTGACGTGCGAAACGGAACTCGTGATTCCGGCCGATGCGGAGCCGAGCGAGCAGGAGTATCTTGCGGTCTGCAAGGTGTTCTCGAAGACGCAGGCGCAGGTGGTGCGCGGCGCCCGCGGAACCATCGCGCGGTCCTACCCGGCGAATACCATCGTCGGGGTGTCCTCCGATGGCATGATGCACGAACCGGCGCGTTCTGAGCCTGAAACCGAAGCCCTCCCTGAGACGATCCGTCCTTCCCGGCGTCAACCGCTCGACATTGCCGCCACGACACAGCGCGGGGCGTGTCCCCTGTGCGGCTGCACAGGGCAGCATTGACGACAACCACCCTCGCGCAAGCGCTCTCCGCCTCCGGTCAGAGCATCACGCTCACGGATGCCGGCGATCTCGTGTTCGGCGACCTGCTCGCGCTGGATGCCGAGTTCTGCCGCATCCTGAAGGTGCTCACGCCGACACAGGCGCTTGTCCAGCGCGGGGTGAACGGCACGCCGTCTGCCGCGCATCTCGTAGGCGCGGTGGTGAACGTCGGAGTGCCTGAAGACTTCCTGACCGGGCCTCAGCAGCTCCCGGCGTTCGGCATCGATACCAACGTGCTCACCGGGCTCGGGCCGAGTGAAGCCGCGACGTTCCAGCCCTCGTCCGGCGGCGGCGGTGGGGCTCCAGCGAATGCGACATACGTCGTGCTCTCGCTGAATGCCACGCTGACGAACGAGCGCGTGTTGACGGCGGGGGCGAACATCACCCTGACGGATGGCGGGGCCGGCAGCACGCTCACGATTGCGGCGGCCTCGAGCGGCACCGGCACCGTGACGAGCGTCGGGCTCTCCCTGCCGGCGATGTTCACGGTCAGCGGCTCTCCGGTCACAACAACCGGCACGCTGACAGCCGTGCTCGCGACGCAGGTCACGAAGACGTTCCTCGCCGGACCGACCTCCGGGGCCGATGCGGTGCCCACGTTCCGCGTGCTCGCGGCGGCGGATATTCCCGACCTGAGCGCGGTGTATTCGCCGGTGGCCGGGAATTCGAGCCTTGTCACGGTCGGCACGATCACGGCTGGCACGTGGCACGGGGACGTGATTACCGGCCAGTATGGCGGCACGGGTGTGGCGAACACCGGGAAGACGATCACGATTGGCGGGAACGTGACGACATCCGGCGCGTTCGCCCTCACGATGACGCTCACGGGGACAACCGGCGTCACGCTGCCCACGACGGGCACGCTCGCGACGCTGGCCGGTGCCGAGGCGCTGAGCAACAAGACCGGCCTCATCAGCCAGTGGACGAATGATAGCGGCTACATCACGGCTGCGAGCGTTGGCAACACGTTCGTGAAAACATTCCTGACGATGGGTGGGTGATGGCTGAAGCGATTAAGGTGCTCTCACAGACGAAGCCAGGCGCGACGACGCTCACGGATTCGTATACGGTGCCAGGCGCCACCACGGCCGTGGTGAGCACGGTTGTGGTGTGCAATCAAAGCGCGACACCGACCACGTATCGCCTGAGTATCGCGGTTGCTGGCTTGGCGGATACCGCGAAGCAATACATCGCCTACGATGCGCCGATTGCCGCGAATGAATCGCGCACGTTTACGCTCGG